CATGAACAACGGATTGTTCTTGTAGGCCGAGCCTTCACGAGCGCGGGCATCACGGTTCGCCGCGATCATCGCCGTGTCGTTCTGCAGGTCGCGGAACGAGTTCGGCGCCAGGAACATGACGTAGCCCGAATAGACCGCATCATCCGTGGTGTACGGGGTGATGGCGGGACGGTTCGGGAACGACGCGTTCGCTTCGCCGGTGGTCTGCGCCAGTCGCTTGGCGAGATTGGCGATACCAACGGACATGCGGTCGTTGGTCGAGTCGACATTGCCCAGCGCGGTCGCCCAGACGCCCGAGGAGGTGTTGGCGGTCAGGGCGCCCATCAGAATGCGGTCGGAATTGTTGACCAGATAGGCGTTGCGCTCGGCCGCGGACGAATCCGCATAGAGCTTGGCCGTGTCAGAATCGCCGGTGGTCGAACCGGGGATGATGATCGAGCCATAGGCGTCGATGATGTCGTTGCGGAGCTTCTTGGCGGCCCAGTTGCGCAGGGCGGCCTTGCCGGCATCCCAGACATTCACCTCGGTCAGATAGCTGGAGGACTTGGGCACAACGACGCCGTTGCGCTTCCAGTCGACCTTCACCTGGTCGTTGTAATTGCCCAGATCGTCTTCATTGCCGACGAGGACCTGCGAGCCCGACACGCCGTTGCCGCGAAGCGCGGTGAACAGCGGGACGTTGATCGTCTTGCCCTTTTCGGTGATGAGCTCCTTGAAGACCCGGATGATGTTGTCCATCCCGGTGCCCATGTAGGGCTTGAAGCCGTTCTGGCGAACGTACTCCGTGTAGAAAGACGTCATCCAGATCGCTTTTTGCGAGGAGGAAGCAATAGTAACTTCAGCCATTTTCTATCCTGTGGATTTGAAGGCGGCGTCGAACGGTGCGAAATGCCCCTCCGGTACGGCCTGCAAACCTCCCGCGGATGCGGTGTGTGCAAGGCTTCTGGGTGGGGCGGGTGTCTGTGCCGGCGGCGCCGTCAATTGGGGGGAAGCAGCCTGTGCGGGCTGCGCTGCTTGGTTGGGGGGCGCGGCTGCGGCCGGATTGATATTGGCGAGACGTGCCGCGATACGCGCTTCAATGAAGGCGTCGGGATCGTCCCCAATTTCGTTCAGGATGCGGTCGCGCTTCTGCTGCTTTACGGCCCAGTCAATCGGATGATCTTGCTTCAGGTATTCCGCTGCGAAGGCGGGGTTCTGCATTGAACGCTGCATCGCCCAATCCATCGCGGACAAAACCACCTCGTCGCCGTGTTCCTTTTTCGCCCAACGTTCGGAGGTGGTGAAAATGGCGTCGGCGCGGGCGCTGTCGATGCGCCTGGCAATATCCGGGTCTTGGTCCGAAGGGCCCTGAGGCTGCTGCTGTTCGAAACGTGCGATGCGATCCCGCAACGCCTTGGCTTCCGCCTCGGCCTTTTGGCGCTTTTCGCGTTCGTCCAGCATCCCCTTGAACTCAGCCTTTGAAATCGGCTGCTTGTCGGGGTCGTCTGCGGCTGGTATCTGACTTGCCGGTTCGGCTTCCGCGGCCTGCGCTACGGGCGCAAACTTGCCATCTGCCTGTCGCGGCGGGCCCTGATCCTTGGGAGCGTCCGCCGGCTTGGGGGCCGGTGGCGTTTCCTTTGGCGGTTCCGGTGCGGGTGCGGGCGGCTGGGTTTCAGCGGCCGTAACCTGCGGTGCGGATTCGACATCTTGGGCAACACTTTCGCCCGCGAATGCATCAAGGAAGTCGTCTGCCATTTTCTCATTTCCCTATCGCCCGAAATGCGGCGGCCATTTGCGTCAAAGACGCGGTCATTCGCCCGTACCAGCGGCGGCCCGATCAGCCTTGCGGCTGCACTCAAAGCGCCCGTTAACCCCGGCGGCGGGTATCTCGTTGTGTCGGTATTTGCCGCGGCTAGAAGCCTGCCGGCGGCTGCTCTTGCGGCGGCGCGGCCATCGGCGGCATTACGCCAGCCTGCGCCTGCATTGCCCCGTCCATTGCCTTCGTCACGCCGTCGATCTCTTTCAGCTTCGTGTCGGCGTTCTTGTTTTCGGTTTCGGCCACGGTCTTGCCGATGTTGGCCTGCGTCTCTGCCTGCTTCAGCTTCGCAGCCTCTGCCATGGCTTGCGCCTGCGCAGCCTTCGCGGCCTTGAACTTCTCGATCAGCTCGCGCTTCTTGGGGATCGAGGAGGCTTCGAGGATGATGTCGAACGGTACTTCCTGCGGGCCATAAACGGCGGCCAGCTTCGCCAGCTCGGCAAAGACTTCCTGCTCCAGGGTTGCGGTGTCGGGCACTTCCTCCAGGACGATGTCGACGTCCATCTTGGCGATATGGTTCTGCGGCGGTCCCGGCACCATGACGATCTGACCGGTGGCGGGATCGATCTGCTCGACCGGCGATCCCGGCTCATTCACCTGGACATACTGCGGCGCGTCGTTTTCGGCCGTGACACGGATCCACTTCGGCCCGTCCCAAAACTGGCGAGCCCGGTTCCACATCTGGGTATAGGCGCGGCGCTTCCAGTCCTGATGGCGGCCAAGCACGCGGGCCAATTCGGTAAGGCCGGCCTGCTGGTTGACCTGCTGCGCCCTGCCCGATGCGTTCTGCGCACCACGGCCCAGGACCGAAGGCGTCGGCGCCATGCGGTCCAGTTCGCCCTTGGCCTCCTGCAGCAGGTTCAGGTTGTTCGCCACGACGTCATTGCGGGGAATGACGGACCAGCCGGGCGGGATCACCCCATCAGGCTTGGCCGCCTCCTGCCGCACGGTTTCCACTGCGATCGGGATAGCGTTCGGGTCAGTCTGCTGGACCTGCCTGGTGTTGATCTCGTGCAGCGCCTTGGAGCGCCGGAAGTTAATCTCGTCCTGAATGTCGCGCATGGGCTTGACCACGCCATAGCGCCAGTTCTTGCGGTTGACGTAGGCCGACCAGGCTTCAATGGGGCAAGCCGTGCTGCCATCGGGGTCCAGATAGGGCGACTTGTCGTATTCCAGGATTTCGCCGGCATAGAGGACCGCGCGGTACCATTCGCCGCCCGTCTGGTGATAGCACTCCACCACCATCACGCGCTTCTTGGCGGTGTCCACCCATGCGCCGCCGCTCTCCGGCCGGTCGCCCCATGTGAAATCATCGGCACCGCCGCCGAACACACCCGTGGTCGTGTAGGAATCCAGCGCGGCCTTGTTCTCGGGGTACAGGGCAGCCAGTGCGTCGGCATACATCCATTTTGCGATGCCCAGATAGCGGGCGTCTTTGAAGTCGGGGCGGCGGCTGTAGGGGTCGTAAAAGAACTCTTCCCAGCGGATCTGGGTGGGCGTGACGTTCTTCTGCTCGTCCACCTCAAATATCGCGGCGCCGCAGCCTTCGATCAGGCCGTTCTCCAGCACATCCAACTGCAGCGCATCGAAATGGCTGGTGTCGGCCATGAAGCGCAGGGCCATGGAGGCGATGTCGCCAGCATCCAGTGGCGGCTTAGGCGGCGGCGCGGGCGGCTGGCCCGGCATCTGCTGGCCCATGGGCGGCGGGGCTGGCTGTTCCTCTGGCGGGTTGCGCATCAGCGCGCGCGGGTCGGTCTTGCCCTGGGCAACTACGCCCATGATGCCGTCGACGGCCCGCTGCACCCGGTTGATGATGATGGGCGGCTGGCCGCGCTGGCGAAGGGCGGCTAGTTCCGGCCCGGTTAGCTGGATGCTGTCGTAATAGTCCCGGCTCAGTTCGCTGTCGGTGCGGGATTCCTGTGAAAGGTTGCGGGCGTCATCGAAATACTTGCGCAGGTCGGCAAGCTGCAGCGGACCCTCAACCTTGCGCTCCACCTTGGCGGCCAGGTTCGGCGCGATGTATGTGGGCAGCTTGGCGCGGAGGTCAGACAACCGCCATCACCTTGCCGATGGCGTTCTGTACGGCGCCCGGGCAGCCGGCTTCGGCTAGGCGTTCATCAATGGCCACAACGCGGGATCGGCAGTCGAACAGCACGGCACGGATCAGGACATTGGTGCCCGACCGCTTGGTCATAATCTCGCGGATGATGCGGACCCTTTTCTTTTCGCCCATCTCGTCCTGCACCACAGCCGGGAGCATGGAGGCGCAGATGCGCTCAGCCTCTCCCTGGACCCGGTGCAGCAAGGGATCGTCATTCATTGGGTTCTGGGTCCGGTGCGGGTTCGGCTAACTGTGAGTCGATGGCGGCGATACGGTCTTTGATGGCCCTGACGTTCTGGCTGTAACCCGGCGTGCCGTCGCGGGCATTCAGCTTGCGCACCAGGTCGGCGCGCTCAGCCTTCAGTTCGTCGGTCATGCTGTTTTCCAAGACGTTGAGCTTTCGCGCCCACGCCACTGATTGAGGTCGGGCGGATCTGTCGTCGTGGCCTTCACCGGCACGATGGCGGGATGCGCCATATCAATGGCTCGGCCCATGTTGGCGGCGCAGTCGACATCGTCATCGTTGGCGCCGGCCGGGAACCGCTTGTACTGGTCGAGGGCTTCGTCACCCATCGGACCTATGGGGATGTGAACCTCACCCATCGAGGCCTTTGCCTGGAAGGGCTGGGCCTTGGTGGGCTTGTCGCCGCCCTGCGTGGAAATCTCCTCGATACGACACGCGATCTTGTTGCGACGCATCGCAGCCACCACGAAAGGCTTGGCCGATTTCCAGTTGTTGTCGTCTTCCGGAAACCAGCAGATAGGCTTCCACTTC